ACTGAATGATGAATATGAGAAATCTTCGTGAATCGGTGATTTTACCGTTTCATTAAACTCTTCATCCAAAGTAAAGTTGATGTAGAAATCCATCAACTGAAGATAACGATTTACCTGTTGATTAATAAATGGTAGATACTTCTTGATTATTTTTGTCTTTACTCCATCATCCCTTAACAGTGAATAGGCAAAATCGTAATGATTAATCTCTTCCCTTCTGTCTGCTAGGTCTTCAATTGTTGTTTGGAGGTTCTCTTTAAACTCTACTAACTTCTCATGCTCAGTATTTCTGTTCTTAATTCGTTCGGTAATTGTTTGAACTTCATCTTCAAGTTCTCCGATTTGTCGTTGACTGAGACTAATCCGAGTATTGTTTTGAGAAATGTCATGGTTGAGTTTTGTAATCTCCTTAGATAGTTGGGTGAAGTGACGTTCTCTCTCCGTTTCTAATTTTATAGTCTCTTCCAGATCCTTAAAACCTTTCTTGAGCTCCTTTGCTTTATCTTGAACGTCGGCAATTCTATTTACACGAAACTCTTCTTCTATATCTTGAGTACAAGTAGGACATACCGTATTGTCTGTGAAAAACTTATGCTCTTTAGTAATAGTAGATACTTTCTGAGTGATTTTACCTTTAAGATTGTTTAGTTTCTTTAACTTTTCAGAAGCACCTGCTAACTTTTCCTGCTGCTCATTCAATCCATATACTCTATCACTAGCATGTTCATTCTTAGATGTTAAAATACATATATCATCACCAAGTTCTCTACTCTTTTTCTTCTTTTCTGCTATATCATCCTTTCCTCTTTTCTCAATCTCTTCAATAAAATTTTGCTGCATCTTCATCTTATCTTTAATATTATCTTTCTTCAAATCTAAAGATTTTATCTTCTCTTTCCTAAGACGTATATTATCTTTGATAAGATTATTCATTGCAGAGAATATCCTAATATCTAAAAGATCTTCAATTACATCTCTACGATTAGTACCAGTCATTTGCATAAAGGGTACAAAACTACTACTACCCAAAATTACAAGTTGAGTAAAAGATTTATAATTTACTTTTAAAATATTATCTTCTAAAATTCTTTGGTTTGATCTATCATCTGCTTCTTTATGAAGTGGATTACCATCTACCTCAATATCAAATACATTTGGTTTTATTCCTCTTCTTACAATATAATCACGATTATTAACAGAAAAATTAATCTCTACAACACAATCTCTTTCATTAGTAGTATTGATTAACTGTCCCTTATTAACTTTACGAAATGGTTTATTAAACAAAGCAAAGGTAAGTGCATCCAACATAGTGGATTTTCCAGCACCGTTTGTTCCGATAACCAAATTGGTATTATGTTTTTGAAAATCTATCTCCGTCCAATGATTTCCCGTAGAAAGAAAATTCTTCCATTTAATCTTTTGAAATGTTATCATTAGGTGGTATCACAAAATCATTAGGTGTAATTACCGCATATTTGTAATTATACACCTTACAAGTCTTTATGGCAAGTGCTCCGTCAACTTCTACAACGTCCATTACACTATCTTCTACATCTGCTAAATCACGCATCATCATAGCATATCTAACAGCATCATCTTCTTGCTCAAATAAAAATAAAACTTTTTCACCATACTGGTCGGAGACGGCATATGCACCATCATCCTTTTTATCTTTAAGAGTAAGAAGGAACATTTACTCTACCTCGCAGGCTTGTCTATATAAATCCTTAAAGATACCTTTGATAATGTTCTTATCTAAATCAAACTCTGATTCATCAATATATCGATTTAAAATTGATAAAGTATTTTCATCTTCATCTATTTCAAAATCTGCACTTTCTTGAATATCAAAATTTTCAATTATTTTTAAATCTTGTACACCTGATGCATAAAGTTTATCAATGAATTTCTCAAACTCTTTTGGTTTAGACTTTTGACGAACAATTACCTTTACAATTTTATCCTTATACACAGAAGTATTGAATAATTTATAATTGGTATCATTATAATAAACGTTATAAAATAATTTATATGGATTGTTAATTGAAGTATGTTCTAATGTCTCCGTATCAAAGAGGTGAAACCCTCTTGGATCATTTACATCATTCCAGAACATCTCATATGGATTACCCAAATAAAATATCTTTCCATCATTAGAACGAGTATGAAAATGTCCTGAATAAACTTTCTCAAATTTATTGAAAGTTTTTACATCCATTCCATTTTCCATTAAATGTCCACGAGTTGCCTTGAATCCATTTATCTCAAGGTGTCCCATAGCAACCTTTGCTTTGGTTTTATCAATTAACTGTTTTGTCTCATCAAAGTTCTCACAGTTAATCCAAGGAAGCATTAAAATTTTTAATTTATCAACTTTTATTTCAGTTGCCTTAGAATATAATTTTATATTGGGATAGTTCTGTAGTAATAACTCTGGTGAGTTTACATGATTAGTATCTTTATAATAACAATCGTGATTACCAATAATTGAAAAAACCTTATACTTTTTAAGAGGTTCAAATACAACTCTCTTCGCCCACTCTAAACTTTTTAAGTCTATTGCTTTACGACTATCAAATATATCACCCATATGGATAACAGTGTCTATGTTATGCTCTTCTAAAGACGGAAAGAAGACATCACGATAGAATAGTTCAAAATAGTCATGAAGATACTTAGAACCCTTTCTAGCACCATAGTGGGTATCCGTTATTATCGCTACTTTCATCTATTAGTCTTATAAACAATATTATCTTTAATTGTATTATATTCAGAACTAGAACCAGTAAGTGCTCCATCATCAACTACCATAACTTCATCAAATCCTGTTCTCTCAATTATCTTTGTTTTAATATCCAACTGTTTCTTTTCCTTCTGTATTCTTCTAAGGAAAGCATAATGAATAATCTGAGTAAAATATGCAAATGGATTCCTAGATTTCTCTGGATCGAAGTTATGAATATACTGAACACAGTTCTCTATACCATCAGATATCATATCATCCCTAAACATATAATTAACAAAGTTTGGTTTATATGAAAGGTGTGTAGCAATCTTTAAAAAACATTCACCAAGATAATTGGTAATGCGTGGTTTTGGTAAATCATTTTCTTTTGCATGTGCTACTCCTTCTCTATAAACAATTAATGCTTCTAACAGTTGTTTATTATTAACATAGTGTTCTGATTTCTTTTTAGGCATAGCATTGTTGTTCCCGTCTTAACATATATCTATTATAGCATACTTTTGGGGCTTGACAAGGTTATCAAATATCAGTACAATAACCTTTGTGGAGGTTGATAAGGATATATTATGATTCTTTAGGTTCTTGATTTATTTTAAATAACTGTTCAAATTTTTTACGAGCATCCTCTACTGAAGATATATAACCCATCTTAGAATCTAATTTTACTTGACCACCTGGATTATAAACTTCAATATCATCATTCAATTCATTACTGACGTAATTATTGTAGATAGCAATAATTTTATCATCTTTACATTCAGACATTGTTAATATTTTATCATACTTTATTACAAACATATCATCATCACTTATTTCAATCCATTTTCTAACTTTAATAAGTCCACCTTTAGGAGAATTTACTATTTTCATTACTAATGGATTTTGAGCAACTATAACTGTTTCTCCACTAGACTGATCGACGGAAACAAGGGCAAAGATTTCCTCTCCCGATATTAATTTTATTAAACTATAAAATTCTTCTCCCATCATTTTTTAAGTGGTATATTTACTATGTCATAATTGAAATTTTCTTCATTGTAGACTTTGATTCTTTCGATTAAATGGTTTAATGTATAATTTCGTCTAGACTTATAACTAATATCATCAGCAATATCATATAAGGTAGCACTAGTTTTTTTATTGCCTTTTCTAAGTACTCTCCCAATTGACTGAAGATTTCTTATTCTTGATTTAGATGGCGAGGCAAAAATTACGTTGTGTAAATTTTTGATATTAATCCCAGTCGAGAAGGTTCCGTAGGATGCAACGATAATAGCATTATTCTCTTGCTCAGTGATTTCTCGAACCTTCTCTCTGTCTTGGGTGTCCACTCCACCATGAATAAAAAAGACATTACGATTTTCAATACTGTTATTATTATTTATTAATTCATACAATGGCATGCCATGTCCCTCTACTCTAGCATAGAGTATTAAAGTATTGCCTTTCAAATCAAGAGCAAGATTTTTTATAAAGTTATTTCTACGTGTGTGTCCGATAATATATTTTACTTCATCCTCAAAGGTTTCAAATTTATTCGGTGGGTGTTTCAATAGAAGTACATTGATATCTAGTTTGGCAAGATGCCCTTTCTTCATTAACTCGTCAGTTTTTATGATCTTATAGGAAGGTCCAAACAATCCCTCAAGAACCCACTTATGTGTCTGCGTTCCATCTAGTGTGCCAGTAAATCCAAACCTATATTTTGCATCCGCAAGTTTTGTCATTATAGATATAAGTGACTTTGATTTAAACTGGTGAGCCTCATCCCCCACCACAACAGAGAATCTCTCAAAATATTTTCGGGGAAGTTTGTAGATTGATTGCCAGGTAGTAATAATAACTTGAGAGTCAGTCTCTCTTTCTCTACCAGCGTATATTTTGTGGCAATATGAACCAACGTCCCACCCATAATCTGCAAAGTCTTTATACATTTGCTCTACAAGCGAAGTCGTCGGAACAACTATCAGAGTATTTTGTTTTCTTTCAACGTAATATCTCACAATCGAATATATCATCAGGGACTTTCCTGAAGCAGTTGGAGATATCAACAATTTTCTATTATGTCTTAAGGCATCGTATACTCCATCTATCTGGTACTCTCTGGGAGCGTACTTTGAGATAGCAGTCATATAATCTTTAACACCTTCCTTTGATATCCCCTCATTTATTTCAAAGGGAGTACCATAGTGTTTGCTATCTTTAAATTCGTAAGTATATCCGTGATCTTTACAAAATTGTATTACTCTATCCAATAATCCAACATATATGTCACCTGTTTGAGTACTGAATAATCTTATCTTTCCATCCCAAAATTTCTTTTTATATGCTGGTGAAAACTTTGCACCAGGAACATCAAAAGTAAACTGATCTGCTAATTCATAATAAATGTGTATCTCTGCCTCAACGTGAAGATAGACTTCATTCTTCTTTGATATAACCAAATGTGACATGACATAATCTTCATTTACAAATATTTAGTATGTCTAAATAAAATCAGTTTAGCTTAAAATAATGACAAGTATTATTGACCCGAAAAAATATACCAAGACCGTTGACCTATTAAGGTCATTTTTTTTGTCTAAAGGTTTCTTTGAAGTCCATACTCAGAACCGTTTAAGTATCCTTGCTGCATGTGAAGATCCAGAAACAGTAGCAACATATGAATATAATGGTGAAGTATGGCCACTACCACAGACAGGGCAAATGTGGTTGGAATATGAATTACTCAAGAACCCTGAAGCAGCAGGGTTTTTTTGTGTCTCAACTTCTTACAGACAGGAACCAAATCCTGTAGAAGGAAGGCACGAAGTTATCTTCCCTATGTTTGAGTTTGAAATGCACGGAGGTGTAGAAGAACTTAAGAAGATGGAAATAGAACTATGTGAACATCTTGGAATACCTTTAACAGGTGATAGAATAAAAACTTATGATGATTGGGCACAATCATATCAAGTAGAAGAACTTGATCATGTACATGAAACTACAATAGGTCGTGGTATGATTACTGATTTTCCTGAATGGACATCACCTTTCTGGAATATGTCTAGGAATGATGATGGAGCAACCAGTAGAAAGATTGATGTAATCTTAAATGGTATGGAGACTATTGGTAGTGCGGAACGTAGTACTGATAAGGAAAAAATGCGTGAAACATTCCATACTATCTCTGATGGTGAATATGCTAACTTACTTTACAAATTATTTGGTAAGGAAAGAGTAGAGAAAGAACTAGAAGAGTTCTTAGAGTTTGACTTCTTCCCTAGAAGTGGAGGAGGAATCGGTGTAACACGTATCATGCAAGCAATCCCTGATTAGGGATTCTTTGTGAGGTGACGAAATTGGTAAACGTGTCAGTCTGTTTAACTGATGTTCCTGGCGGGACTTGAAGGTTCGACTCCTTCCCTCACAGTTAAAAATTTATTTATTACATTCCTGCTTGGAATCTATTCCATTCAATAGCATTCTTAATCTGATATGTTCTATTTGAAACATTTTTTATAATTTCTTCTAAAAATTTTAGAGTAGCATCATAATATCTTATCTTTAAATCTAACTTAGTTAATTTCTCATCAGCATCTAGATGCCTCTGTATTGCATCTTTTTCTCTAACTTTATACGGAAATGGTTCTTCAGCATAAACCTCTGCTGTTGCCTTTCCAGTATAGAAATTATATCTTTCTAGTTTTACTCTATTATAAGAATCTCTTGCTTTTTCACGCAACAAAGTAACAGTATTATAAACCGTATAATACTTTGAATGCAATTGAGGTATTTTTAATGACTCGTCATGTAGATTATCAGGATCAATGACAGCATCACGCTCCCACATTTCCTGAATTTTATCAAGGTTCATAATATAGTTACCAATTATTATATTATATCATAAAGGTGTGCCAGTTGGGTCTACTATATCGTAGATGGTATATTTGAAAGTAACATCTGCTGTAAAGTAATTTATATCACTCTCTGTAGCATCAAATTCCAAAGATGTCAAGTATACTGGAAATAAATCTTTGAATTTTACAACAGCAATATCATTATAATTGCTGTTTAGAATATGAAGTGAACCATCACTATATTGTTCATCTAAATCTCTTTCGTTTGTTCTATTACCTTGTTTTACTGTTGTTTGATTAATAAATTCTTGTGGTGATTCTGGAAATCCTAATCCAGTTAACCAATTATGTACTGCCATATAATTTTTAAGATCTTCATCAACTAAAAATCTTACATTTAATTCACCAAATGTAAGTTTCTCACCAGGAAAATCAATATCCTTAAGGTAAGTTGATTCTATTGCAGTTCCTAAACTAATGTCAGGAATACGTGCAGTATTAGAAAAAAATGAAACCTTTGGATATTTTGCCAAAGAAAATTTAAATCCTACAGGAGCAAGAAAATTCCTATTCTTTAATTGATTGGCGAATGGACCTCTTACTGATGATGTCATTATTCTCCTCCACCATTTCCACCATTTGAACCGTTGCCACCGCCACCGTTGCCATTACCGCCACCATTAGAAGACCCATTAGATGGTGCTCCATTCTGTCCATTTTTCTCATCCTCATCTTGTTCAAGATATCCTCTACGTCCTATATGGTATCCTAGAGGAATTTTTTTACATTTTTTATCAGTGTAACACCAATACTGTCCAGTAGGGCATCTTTTAGCAGCTGCCTCTTCAATAAATCTATCAAATTCTTTCATTAGTCAATAATTTGCTCATACCATTGCTCACTCATACCCATTATAATACTATCTGCAGATTCTGCATTCTCAGCATAACCCTCATCAATAAGATGTTTTACAATCTTATCATGACGTTCTACTGCTTCTTTATACTGTTTAGGAGTTGGTTTCATTTTTATACCTATTAAGTGATATTAAAGATTGTGGGATCCTGCCCATTTTGGCAGTGCATGTTTTACAATATCAACAACTTTAGCAAGTGTTTCTTGATCTACAGGCACTGGTGCTGCTACTGGTGCTGGAGCTGCTGGTGCAGATGCTGCTGCTTTTTGAAGTGCTACTACTGCTTCCTCAAGATTAGCCAATCTGTCATTAACTAATTTACTTGATGCTCCTGTAGGGACTGGATGTGCTTGTGCTTCTAATGCTGTAAGTCTTGCTTCTACTTCCACATCATACTTTGACATAGATGCTCCAGATGCAGAAACTGATGCCTTTCCTTTAGCCATGATTAATTTCTAAACTCTATGTTTTATTTAGACATAAAAAAAAGACCCTTCCGAAGAAGAGTCTTTCTGATGAATATAAGCGTCTCGCTTACATGAGGTTCTTAACCTTAACACGTCTGTAGTAACGGTTAGAATTAACCTTAAGGCGACCAAGACCTTGATCTGTTCCTTCAGCGAATGGGTTGGCAACAAGACCATATCTTGTCTTAAAGCCGATTTTTGGCTGGAAGGAGTTTTCTCCCACTGCACGAACCATCTGTAGAGGAACGTATGGGCAGTAGAATAATCCTGCGTCGTAAGGTGAAGATCCTTTGTATCCAACAACGTAATACTGATCAGCAGTTAGGTTGGATGAATAAGGGTCGATGTAGACTCTATACTTACCTTGAAGTACACCAGCAAATGTATTGCCTGTGTCATCAACATTAAGGTTAGCATTAAGTGCAGGGGTGTAATCAAGAACACCTGCCATTGTGAGTGCGGAAGCAACATCAGCAGAGCAGAGGATCATGTTACCCTTTCCACGACGAGTTTCTTGTGCGATTGCGTTAGCATCACGCTCGATCTGGAAAATAAGTCCCTTGAACTTCTCAACTGACCATCTACCATTAGAGTCGATGTCTAAGTCGAATACACCAGCTTGTGCGACGTTAGTTTGAGCACCATTTTTAGCAACCTTGTAGATTGTTCTGATAACTTCTCTGTTAATCTCAGCAAGAATCTCAGTAGAAAGAATGTTAGCAAGTTCTGCTTCTGCATTCAATCCGTGGATTGCTTTCAAGTCTTGAGCTAACTCTAGTGAGTACTCAGCTTTCAAAGCACGTGACTTCGCAGTAACGGTGACTTTCTCGATTGAGAATGCCATCTCCTGGAACTGTCCACCACCGTCTCCTAGTGCTTCAGCAGCCTGGGTATCCATACCCTGACCAACTGCATATGCTTTTTGTAAAGCAGTAGTACTTGGACTTAATAGAGCAGGGTTTGACTCGTTAGTAGCAACGTCAGTTGTCTGACCAGTTGTACCCATACCAACTCTAGAGTCTGATTGAGCACCTTGGTTTTGTGTATAACCACTTGATGCAGCATTACCTGTATCATTCTGTGCTGAGAATGCAGTATCTGCTTCGTTGAATAGTGCTTCTGTTCCGCTTTGAGTCTTGTAACGAGATCTCATTGCGAAGATAAGTCCAGTAGGTCCGTTCATTGGCTGAACACCTGCTAGGTCATAAGCGACCAAGTTAGGCATTGCACGACGGATAAGACTTATAAGTACTGGGTCGAAACCTGCTGTAGGTCCTGCAGCAGCTGATAACCCACCAAAACCTGCGGTTGGGTTTGTGCCAGCAGTTGAACCTGTTGAGTTTGTTGGTTGCTCAGAAAGGAATTCTCTCTCCTCTCTAAGTGCTGTTTCTTGGTTCTCCAAGAGAACTGCGGTCACCATTCTACGATGTGAATCTTGAATTTTATCCGAACCGTCGTGGTCTAGGATAGGTGCCCACTTCTCTTGCAGTTGTTCAGCATTGAACATTTGCATTTGAATTTACCTCTATTAAAAGATGTTTTTTGTTTGAATCTAATGATTTAAATAATCACTTTTTAGCAACTCTGGTCATTGTCTGAAGATATCTCTCCATTGACGATGAAACCTGTTTTGTCTGATATGCAGACTCTCCACTTTCTTCAGTCAAATTTTCAGTTTTGCTGGTTGGAGCACTAGATTTACTTGGGAAATAAGATTCCTTGAGTGTTTCTAGTTTCTCACGATAGCCTTGTTCACTTTCAAACTCAACATTTTCTATAAGAGTTGCGAGCTTGTCCCTTTGTGTCTGTGCAAGACCTTCGGTTACATCAGCAAAAATTACATCTGCTGTGGACTCTGCTAATCTCCTATTAAGAGCAACATTCTTTTCGATTTGCTCATTGAGTTTAGACTCCATATCATCTAGTTTATCTACCATACTTTCGATGACATCATATTTCTCTTCAGGGATAGTTACATAATGATCTTCAAAAAGTTTCTTCATTCCTTCAAGGAATGATTCGGTCATTTCGGTCTTAAGACCTTGCTCAACTTGTAGTTGATTTTCAGCAACCCACTCGTCAGCAACATATTCAAGATAAGAATCAACTCTACCTTGTAATTCTTCCTTAATAACCTTGACCTCTTCCACAAGATTTGTTTCGTACTGTTCTCTAACAGATTCTTTGATATCTGCAATCTTAGATTTGATAGCAGCTTCAAAGATAGTACGTGCTTTCTCTTGGAATTCTTCTGAAAGTTCTTCGCCAGCGATAAGTGCGTTGATATCTTCATCAACGTCAATTGTATCTTCGACGACAACTTCTTCTTCTGTAGTCTCTTCGACCACTTCGTCCGTTGTGGTTTCTTCTTCTGCAACTACTTCATCTGTAGTTACTTGATCTTCTTCGATCACAGAATCATCGGAAACTTCTTCCTCTTCCTTAACACCTGTTTTAAGAGGTTCTGCAGGTTTAGCACCTTTATTAACCACATCCTTAACTTGCTTAAGAGTACCACCTGGGGTCTTTAGTTTAGCAGAGTCATTTGTAGGACTGTAATTTTCTGGAGTAGGTCCACCAAGATCTTCGACAGCAGGTGATGTTCCACCCGTTGCCAATTTCTGCATTGGTTCGCCAGGTTTAGCTCCTCTGGTTACTACGTTTTCTTCGATGTTTTCCATGTCTTGTAATTTGCTTCCAACGGACATTTTTTGTTTAGATAATTACTTAATCTGTATTTATTTATAGAACTTATAGATTTGATAAGAAATCTTGGAACAATCCAAGCTTATGTTCTCCAAGTCTATTTTGATCGACTAAGGCATTAATTGATTTCTTAGTCTTTTCTGCGAGTTGTTCACGGAGAATTCCTCCATCCCAAACCCACTCTTTTCCTTCCATGATTCCAGATACAAAAGCATCAGGAGCAGAAGGATCGGCTACGATATCAGCAGCAGTTGCTAACATGAAATCTTCACCTACAACTTTACAACCAGTATGATCTTCTTTTAAAGAACCAACTCCACGAGAAGAAACTCCAAGGGTTACACCTTCTGCAATAAGATTTTTAGCAATCTTACCCATTGGTGTTTCAAGAAGTCTTGCCTTACCGATAAAATTATTTCCACTCTGTTCAAGTTTAACAATTTTATGTGATACCCTATCAAGATTTACAGTTGGACCTTCTGGATGTCCCAACTCACCAAGTGCACGTCCTGTTTTAACAAAGGACTCATTGTATCTACCAACCTCTTTTGAAAGAGTATTTACTGGATACATTCTACCATTACGATTTTTGATATCTCCTTGTAAGAAGACACCTTCAATATACATTTTTTTCTTAGCACCTTTACCTTCTACGATAAATTTAACCTGAGATACTTCTTCCGTAATGAGTTTCATTTTCTTAATTTGTAAATCCTACTTGTGTTATATTAATAGCTGATTTACCAGATACAGTATAACTTGGTTGCTTTTCAAGGAATATTTCTGCCCCTGCTGCCATTGTTATTGAACCAACTCCACTGTAACTGGTTATTCCAGGATATGCAGTTAAGGGATCTTCAACAGTAATAACATTTACGGCAGCACCAGGATTATGAATCCTAACTAATGTAGCTCTATTAGCAGTAGTACTAGATCCAGCACCAACTAGAACTTCTACACCCAGTAATTTAACAATCTCAGCCATTTGGTTCCTCGATTTGGTCTTCTATTTCGGTTTCAGTTTCAGTTTCGGTTTCCATTCCACCTTTAGGGTTATATGGTTCAGTATCAAACACAGAATCTGAAACTTCTTTACGAAGAGTTTCGATCTTTTCAGCAGCTTTAGTATATAAAGTATCCTTTATATCTTGGCTAATATTAGATGCAGCAGCATCCTGTGCAATCAAATCTATAATATTGGGCATGAAAATTCATATAGTAATATAATTTTATTTATATCTCTGCTGCTTTCGTATCTTTTGCTAATTGTGCATCAGTTACTGCTGCTGCTTTTTCTAAATCATCTTCTTTAGGAATATCTCCCATTCCCATAACATCTTCTTCAGTTCCTGGTGCTAATGGTTCTCCAGTAATCGGATCAATCATTGATGGATCAGGTATAGTTCCATCTGCAATTTCTTTATCAATTTGCTTATCCATATCTTCAATTTCTTGATCACTTTGACGAAGAACTTTACGACGAACCCAATCCTGTGAATAGTATTTTCCAATATATGGTTCAATTGTTGCGAGAGATCCTAATCTTTCATTTAATAACTCAGATTCTTTTAACTCTGCAAACTGATTGTCATAAAGATAATCATACTGAATATGATCACTAAGTTGCTCCCAATCCTCTGGTGTAATAACATTTTTAAGAATCAATTGAGTCTTTAACATATTACTAAAGAGATTGGAGAAACGCTTTCTTAAACGTCCTACAAACTTAGCAAACTTAAGTTCATCTCTTAAGATTTCTGATGACCTTCCTAAATTAAATCCACCATCTGCAGCAATTCTAGATTCAGGAACACCCAATGCCCTATAAAGTTTCTTCTGGAAATATTCAATATCAGCAAGTTCTCCAAGGTTTTGTCCACCTGGAAGTGTTGTGATTTCAGTTCCACGACCACCTTCTCTACGAGGTAACCAGAAATCTTCCATCATAGACATGAACTTTCTGTCATCTCTAACTTCACCAGTGTTAGCATCATATACTAACTTGTTACGATAACGCATCATAACATCACGAAGATATTGTTCTGCTTTTACCTTTGGAAGATTACCAACATCAATGTAAAATATTCTTCTTTCTGGTGCTCTTGATAATCTATAAATTACAAGACTATCCTCAATCATTCTTAATTGATTAAGTGCCTTGATTGCTTTATGGAGATACGACAAACCAGTTCCAGCATTTCTGTCAAATAATCCAGAACTTACATAACAAATAGAATCTTTTGCAATCTTTATGGAACTTTTTGAATTATTGTTTGTAAGAGCTGTTGTAGGATAATTTGGTTTAGGTGTATAAAGATAGTATTCTTCAATCTCTGGATAGATATCAGTTTCTTTACCAGTAAAAGTATTTTGAATATCTACTCCACCCAATCTATCATCTTTTTTCTTTTCCTTACGAATAAGTTTTATCTTCATCGGATCAATATATCTGATCTCCTGAATACCTTCTTCTGGTTTTTTAACATCAATAACTTTTAAATAATATAATCTTCCATCAACATACCAATTCTTAAACATTTCATAGGACTTCTTATCAAAGTCCAACATTTCTTTAATATTTTTAAATTCTTCACGTATAGCTTTTTTTACTTTATCACTAGCATTTACATTAGATAATTCTATTTCTACTGGTGAATCATATAAATCACTAACGATTGCTTCATTGCAAACGTCTTCAATAGCACCATCCGCTTCTGGATGAAGTGCCATTTGTCTATATCTACGAATTAAATCATATTCAGTTCTATAGACACCTTCAATATCTACATATTGTCCATAAAATCCTGATTGAACATAAAAATCAGACCCGTCCTCGTTTGACGGAGGAACGGGTGATACAACAGATGGAGCTTTGCTCTGGCTGTCGTCAATAGTGAATCCAAAAAGTTTTGACATTGTATAATTTCTGCCTATATTTCTATTATAGCACTATTTAGCCTATTTTAGTTGATGTCTTCACCACCTGCATTGGCACCTATACCTTTAAGTGCTTCCCACCACTGAACCTGCATTTCTACAGTAAATTCTTCAATCGCATCAACAGTCTCATATGAAAGATCTACTTGACTGATATTGGTTGGGAATACATCATGGAACTTATAAGTTCTAAGTGTAGATCCATCACGATCTAATTGGTGAACATATGCGTCTGGTTGATAAATTGCTGGATCTTGAGCACCAGTAGCATCAGACATTTTATTAATAAGATTCATCCATTTTTCAAAAGCAGAACGAATAGAAAAATCTACATCGTTGAGAACAGTAATAGTCCATGTATCGAATGTTCTATCACCTGCTATCTTAAGAATCCTACCTCTAAAATTAACATCAATTGGTGTGATGTTTGATGCTGGTAGAGCAGCTGCTTTTATTAAGAACCTTGATTTGTCCTTAACATCATTATCTATTGCCGTTGGTTCTGGGAAAGCAATTTCTACTTCAAATAGATTCGGTCTAGCACCACCACCAGCCAGTTTACTTTTAAACCCACTTATTGTTCTTAATGGTGGCTTATTAAATTGGGTAGCCATAGTTTTTTATTCCTCTAGTTAAACGGTACCGATTACTTCTTCAAAGCTGATACCAGTTCTGGTAGCAACAAATGTAAGACCAATGAAGTTAATTGACCTTGCTGGTTTAATAAAGATGTCTGCTATAAATTCATTATTATCTATAATAGCAGCAGTGTTATTTGTTTCATCACACACAACTCTGAAGTCGTAAATACCTCTCTTTGCTTGAACATCTCTTAAGAATGGTTCAACAATATTTACAAAGTTAGTCCTTGTAATTTCATCATTAAATTCAAAGAGTTGATCCTTAGCAGCCTGTGAAATTGCATCTTCAAGGTAGATAAACAATCTGCGAACATTGATTCTATCAAATGCAGATGACTTACCAAATCCAGTCTTATCACCGTAAAGGATAATTCCTGCACCTGGTGAGAAGATAACTGGGTTAATTCTATTGGTATAGAGTTTATCCCTTTGTAGTTGATTTGGATTATATGCTAGTTTAACAGCATTAAGTACTGCTCCTCTCGCTGTTCCTGCTGGTGAGAACCAAGGGAAGTTATTAATATCATTTCTAGCACACATTCCAGCAATGTCACCATTTAATGGAACATATCTGAAAGTATTTGCAAATCTATCAAACATATACTTGTATCCACTATCGAATACAGCATATGTACTAGATGTAATAGGAGCATAGAAACTTATTACATTATTTGTAATATCAGTTACAGGATTAATTGAAGCATCAGCAGTATCACCATCTGTAATAAATGATTCTCTGTAAGGAGAAATAAATGCTATTGCATCTTTTCTTTGTTCTGCTACAGAAATACACTTATTAGCGAGTGCTTGGCAATCTGCTTTTCCATGAGATGCTGATCCCATAAGTATGAAGTCAGCATCATACTGTTCAGTGTTGGAGAATAACTCATATCCTACTTCATATGGACCTATTCCTTCTACAGTTAAAGATCCAGTAGTTTCAATATTTTCCTCACCATCATAGTTTTTACCACCAGTTAAGGAATAAAGCTTATTACCAGCAGCACCAAACTTAATTCCTTGAGCATTTTGATCCCAAGAAATATCAGTTACCTTATCAAATCCTGTTCCCGAAATAGCACCTGTTGATGTTGTTGCAAAGAACGTTGTTTGAATACCTGCGACACCTGCAGTATATCCAGGTTCACCACCACCAAAGATATATCCTGAATTATTTAAGATAAACTTTCTCCAATAAGAAGCAGTTCCTGCAGAAAATTCTGCATCCTTTGCTTTAGAAACATTCAATTGTTTCTCAAGAATAGTTCCTGCATTACCAGTAATATCACCATCATCATCGATAACAACTACATGCATTTCATCAAATTTAGAACTTCTTTCATCAGCATAAGCAGATGAACCTGGACGATCTGCGATTTGATTCCAGTTAATAGGATCACCATTGTTTAATGTAATCTGCTGTTTATCAAACCAGTCATTTATTGCTGTAACTCCAGTTGTTGTATAAGATACTCCTATTCCTGCTGTATGAATAGCGACGTTACCTGTGGTTGAGAATTTATAAACACCATCTGCTTGATAAAGAGGTGTACCTTTTGGTTGACCTGCAACACTAGTAGTTTCAATACCTGCACTTGATACTTGAGAAACTAATTTAACATCTATCTTAGTTCCATCTACTCCTGTAACAATACCC